CAACGCGCTGACGAGCTATCTGCCGGACAAGGTGGCCGACTCCATCCGCTGGAAGACCAATGAGTCCATCCTCTTTGGCTCGGGCAGCGGCGTGCCGGTGGGGGCGCTCACCGCAGGTGCCACCGTCACGGTGGCCAAGGAATCGGGTCAGGCCACGCAGACGCTGCAGCCGCAGAACCTGGCCAAGATGATCGCGCGCCTGCCTCCGGGCTCGTTTTCGCGGGCGGTCTGGATCGTCAACAACGATGTCCTGCCGGCGCTCTTCACCCTGACTCTGGGCAACTACCCGATCTACCTGCCCACCGGCATGAACCCCGGCGGCATTCAGGTCTCGCCCTATGGCACCTTGCTCGGCCGCCCGGTGTTCGTCTCGCAGCATGCCAACACCTTCTCCTCGCAAGGCGACGTGATCCTGGTGGACCTGTCGTACTACCAGACGATCACCAAGGCTGGCGGCATGCAGACCGCTACCTCCATGCACCTGTACTTCGATGCGGATCTCACGGCCTTCCGCACGACGTTCCGCATGGACGGGCAATCCAAGATCGTCTCAGCCATCTCGCCTGCCAAGGGCGCCACCACGATGTCGCCCTACGTGCAACTGGGCGCTCGCTGATCTTGCATCACACCTAACCAGGAGAACCCTATGTTTCCCAACGCAAAAGGCAGTGAACTGCTGTCCGTCCTTGCCACCCTTGATCCTGCAAGCGTGGCTGCAGGCACCGTGACCACCGGCTGGGTGTCGGCCGCCAACCACCACAACCTGCTGGCGGTCATCCAAACCGGGGTGCTCGGCGCCTCGGCGACGCTGGACGCCAAGCTTCAGCAGGCCACCGACAGTTCAGGCACCAGCGCCAAGGACATCAGCGGCAAGGCAATCACTCAGATCGTCAAGGCCAGCGGTGACAACAAGCAGGCGCTCATCAACCTGCGGCCCGATGAGATGGACACGACCAACGGCTTTGCCTTTGTTCGCCTGTCGATCACGGTGGGTACCGCTGCGAGTCTTGCCAGTGCGCAACTGCTCGGCGTGAATCCGCGCTTTGCCTCGGCCGATGCGCAAAACCAGGCCGCTGTGGCGCAGATCGTTTGAGGTGTGCTCATGGATCTCATTCGATTCCTGAAGGACTTCTTCCATGTGGACGGATCGGGCAACACCGCGGTGAAGTACGCCCAGGGGCAGACCTATCCGGCCACGGAGGAAACGACCAGCCAGGTGGCTGCCGGTGTGGCGGAAGTGGTGGCGCAAGTCCCGCCGGAAGGCGTGACGCAAGTGGTGGGGCAAGTGGTGGCGGCAACGGAAGGGACGACCTCTTCAGAGCCACCTGTTGCCCAGCCTGCGGGCAACACGGCCAGCGTCACCGCTCCCGCGGTCTGAGCCTCAGTCCCTAAGCCATGCCGCTGCAATTGCTGAATCCACCCGCCGAGGAGCCGGTGTCTCTGGCTGAGGCCAAGCTGCATCTGCGGGTGGATTTCAGCGATGACGATGCGTTGATCACAGCACTCGTTACTGCAGCGCGTCAGGCGGCTGAGACCATCACGAACCGACAGCTGGTCACCGCGCGCTGGAAGCTGGTCCTGGATGCCTTCCCCGGACCCTCGCTGATGGGTGTTCCGGCTGGGCGTCCGTTCACGCTGCCGGGTCACGCGATCCTGATCCCCAAGGTGCCGGTGCAGGCCATCGTCTCCATCGACTACCTGGACATGGGCAGTGTGCAAAGGACGATGCCTTCGTCCAACTATGCAAGTGACCTTGCCTGCGAGCCTGCGCGCATCACGCCGGTGTTCGGGCAGATCTGGCCGATCACGCTGCCGCAGATCGGATCGGTCTCGGTGACGTTCGACGCGGGCTACGGCGCTGCCGCCGATGTTCCTGAGGGCATCAAGCGCTGGATCCTGATCCGCGTGGGTAGCCTGTACCAAAACCGCGAGGAGGTGGCCGCACTATCCCGGGGCTCGATCACGCCGTTGCCCTTCATTGATGGCCTGCTCGATCCTTACCGGATGGCGCTGGTATGAGCCTGGTGCGCAGTGGCGAGCTCAACCGCCGCATCACGCTGCAGCAGCGCAGCGACTCGCAGGACACGTTTGGGGAGCGCACCCATACCTGGCAGGACCTGATGACGGTGTGGGCTGAGATCGAGCCGCTGTCGGGGCGCGAGCTGGAACTGGCGCAAAAGCTCAGTTCCGAAGCCTCGCACCGCATCACGGTGCGCTACCAGCCGGTGCTCTCAGACACCCGATGGGTGGCCAGTCTTCGGGCGCTCTACAAGAGCCGCATCTTCAACATTCAGGCGGCACTCAACGAACACGAGGCCAATGTGCGGATTCACCTGCTGGCCAGCGAAGGCCTCAATGATGGAAGTTAGCCAAGGGGATTGATCCATGGAACTGCAACACATCAAGGGTCTGTCCGAACTCTCGGCAGCGCTCAAGGAACTTCCCAACCGCATCGCCCGCAATGCGCTGCGCCAGAGCGTGGCCCGCGGCGCTGTGGTGATCCGCGACGAGGCCAAGACCCGCGCTCCGGTCTCCACCACGCCGCCGGCTCCCGGTGATCCGCTGCCCGGCACATTGAAGCGCTCCATCGTCATCAAGCACGACAAGGATCGATCGAGCCTGACCAGCCAGACCTACGTGGTCGCGGTGCGCCACGGCAAGAAGTACCGCAACCAGGGCAAGAAGGGCAACCGCTCGCAGGACGCCTACTACTGGCGCTGGGTGGAGTTCGGCACGGTCAAGATGGCCGCACGCCCCTTCATGCGCCCGGCTTTTGAAGCCCAGAAGGAGGCGGCGGTGCAGGAGATCGCGCGGGTGTTGGCTGAGCGCATCGCGCAAGAGGCGCAGGCCCTGCCCGGTGCCAAGAGGTAAATGAGGCGCGTGAGGTGATTCAGGAGCAATTGCAGGCGGTGCTGGCGCCGCTGGTGGCCGGTAAAAGCTTTCCGAACCTCGCAGCGCAGGACGCAACGCCCCCTTACATCGTCTACCAGCGCGTGGTCAGCGTCACGCACAACAACCTGCTGGGGCCCTCGGACCTGCAGAACACCCGCGTGCAGATCGATGTCTATGCCAAGACCTATGCCCAGGCACAGGCGCTGGCCGAGGATGTGCGAACCGCGATGCAGGGTGCGGGGTTTTCCAACATCCAACTGTCCGAGCAGGACTTCTTTGAAGTCGAGGTGCGGCTGCACCGAGTGAGCCTGGACTACTCCATCTGGTCGCGCTGAGCTGAATCCGCTGAGTCGACCACTTCGTGAGCCACCCGTGCTTCGGCGCCAGTGGCTTTTTTTGTTTCTCTCGTTTCCCTTTTTTCCTTCTTAACTCTCTTTCAACCCACTGGAGATCCCATGACTTCCACCGCCATTTCCTCACAAGGCTCAGTCCTGTCGCTGGCCACCGGCAGCGGTACCGCCAAGAACATCACCGGCGTCACGCTGGGCAACCCCACCATCATCACCGCCACCGCGCACGGTTTCTCAGTAGGTGACGTGATCACCATCGCCGGTGTGGGTGGTGCCACCGCCGTCAACGGCACCTGGATCATCACCAACAAGACGACCAACACCTTTGCCATCAGCCTGGACACCACCGGTGGCTCGGCCTTCACCTCGGGCGGCACCGCCACGCCGGTGGCCTGGACGCCCATCGTCAACGTGCGCAGCTTCACCGGCTTCGATGGCGCAGCCAACATCATCGATGTGACCAACCTGAGCTCCACCGCCGAAGAGATCCGGCCGGGCATCCCGCGCTTTGGCCAGATCTCCTTCGAGATCGACTGGGATCACAACGACGCGGGGCATATGGCGCTGCTGGCCAAGCAACTCAACCAAGCCCAGACCGCCTTCAAGCTCGCACTTCCCGACACCCACACCGCCACCTTCAACGGCTATGTGATGAAGGTGCCCATCCAGGGCGGCGTGGACCAGGTCGTGCGCGGCACGGTGGATGTGCGCATCACCGGACCGGTGACCTGGAGCTGAGCCACTCTTTGAGATCGGAGGACATGATGACCAAGATTCTTTCCAAGGCCGACATCCTGGGCAGCCACGACATGCGCATCAGGACAGTCGAGGTTCCGGAGTGGGGCGGCAGCGTCCGCCTGCGCTCCCTCACCGGCGCCGAGCGCGATGCGTTTGAGGCGCTGCTGGTCAAGGACATCGACGGCAAGCGGGTGCCGGACCTGGCCAACCTGCGCGCCAAGCTCCTGGCCGCCACCATCGTCGATGAAGAAGACCGTCAAATCTTCAGCTCGGGCGACATCGCCGCACTGGGCAAGAAGAGCGCTGTGGCGCTCGACCGGGTGTTCAACGTCGCCCAACGCTTGAACGGCATGAGTGCCGACGCTGTGGAGGAGGCGGTAAAAAACTCCGACAGCGCCCCGGCCGGCGCTTCTACTTCCGACTTGCCCTTGCCCTCGGCCTGACGGTGCGGCAACTGCTGGAGGCGATCGACAGCGCAGAACTCACCGAATGGCTGGCCTATGACCAGATTGAGCCGTTTGGTCCGCAGCGCGAGGACCTGCGCACGGGCCTTGTCTGCAGCACGGTGGCCAACTTCAGCATGAGCCCCCCGAAGAAGCCGCACAAGCCCAGCGACTACATGCTGTTTGCGGACGGCCGGGGACAAGGTGACTCCAAGCCCGTCCTGTTGGCCGACCCCAAGTCCCAGTCTGACCTGATCCGCCAAGCCATCTTCGGCATGGCTCCCTCCACCTCGCCTTAAGCCCTCCTGCTCGTAAAACCCCATGTCGCTCGGCACCCTGGTCGTCGAACTCACCGCGAATGTCGCCAAGTTTCAAAGCGACCTGGGCCGCGCCGAGCAGATCGCGCAGAACACGGCGAGGAAGATCGATGCGCAGTTCGGCATCGTCAAGCACGCCCTGGCGACCTTTGGC